ATGAAGAATATAATCTTATTAAGATTGGAGAAATACAGCAATGAGTTGGAGTATCAGCTAATTGAAGATGGCGTATATAAAGACTTGAAAGATTCTGAATCTACGAACTCAAGAATTGCTCTTTCTTTTGAGTTAGAGGTTGGTGATAGTTGGCAATATCCATTAGAAGATATACTAGATAAATTCTATTTGCATGTTTCAGACTTTCTCGATACCGATATTGAAAGTTGTCAAGATGGATCGAATTTAAATCTAGAGCTTGCAGGAGAGCTAGAGGATATCCTTAGTGTAAGAGATATTCTAGACAAGAGAGTGTATAATGCCCCTGGTCAAGATAATTATGTGAAATTGGTTATTGAGTGATTGTGGGTGTATCATTTATTCAATCTGGGTGACTAAAATCTATGCTTGATATGCAAATCCCACAGCTTTTCGGTATGATCCAGTAAAGATTCTACTATTAACCATATGCTAAATCCCCAACTTTATGAACTGAGCCATGATCCCTGATCCCTGATCCCCAAAAAGTCCCAGTAAAAATAAAGCCCTGTGTGATGCAAATCACACAGGGCTTTTCCAACGAGTGGTACTCGAAGCGGAAGTACTATTTATTTGCTTCGTAATAACCAAACAAGGATTAAAGTACCTCTATACACGTATCTGATTGATTGGTTTACTTATATTTGTATTAACAAGCAACTCATTTGTTGCCCCAAACGTTGCCCTTATTATGGAAGTGAAGTTTTTCTTGAAGGATAAAAATAGTGATACTACATCAGTTAGAGCTGTAGTAAGACATAAAGGTCAAAGATATCAAATAGCAGTTGGTGAAACAGTTATTGTTAAATATTGGAATGACAAGACCTATAGATGTCGTACTGTAAGAGATTATCCTGAAGCATCACATATCAATATACGATTAGCCGACTGGGCTGATTTGATTGAAAATGCAATAAATGCTTTTGGCCTCATCGTGCCAACTCCAAAAATGCTACGTGATAAGATTGATGAAATAATAAGAAATCGGAATATTGAAGCTGGTGGTATTATCGAAAATGAATCTGAGCAGTACTTAGTTTCTTTTGCTGAAAAGTACAGAGATAATTCAACTAAATCTGAAAGGACAAAAAAAGGATATACCACAACTATAAACAAGATAAAAGAGTTTGAAAAAACACATAAGACAAGACTTCGATTTATAGACATCGATATAGATTTTTACAGCCAATTTAAGAACTGGATGTTGAATGCTACTTATGTTAAGAAGAAAGGTGAAGCACCTATTCATTACACGAAGAATTATATTGGAGCTCTATTTAAAAACATTACTCTATTCATGAATGAGTCAAAAGGAAAGGTTCATGACTTTTCAGGCTTTATGGATAAAGACTTTAAATCGGAAAAAGAAGAAACAGACTCTATTTATCTGACTCAAGAAGAAATTCAAAAGATATATGATCTCGATATAACTAAAGAACTGCTGCGTACTAATGGGTATAAAAATCAAAACTTAGTTTCTACTATAAATTCACTTAGAGAAGAGCGTGATCGTTTCCTTCTAGGGTGTTTTACGGCCCTAAGGCATTCAGACTATTCAAGATTGGACAATCTTCACTTCAAAGAGGATATTATCCGTATATGGACTGTAAAGAAAGATAAGAAGGTATTCATTCCTATGCACTTTCGAGTTAGGGAAATATTAGAACGAAGAAAAAACATCTTACCTGCTGCCATTAGTGATCAGAAGCATAATAAACAGGTTAAAGCACTTGGTAAATTAGCAGGAATAAATGAAGAGGTTGTTTTAACTAAGACCAGGGGCGGTAAAAGAATTGAGAGTGTAGGGCCTAAATATAAATTTATAACATCACATACAGCTCGCAGGTCTGGTGCTACTAATATGTATCTTGCTGGTGTCGATCTAAAGTTTATTCAAGATATTCTAGGACACTCTAAGATTGAGCAGACTATTAGATATATTAAGGTTACTGCTGAAGACAATGCAAAGAGATTGATTGATCATCCATATTTTAGTGGGAAATAGATAAAGCCCCTGTTTTATTTACAGAGGCTTTATTAAATTTATAATTCTTCAATTATATAATCTTTCAAATCAGCTGAGGAAATACTCACTCTAGGCTTTTTGTTAGTCATGAATATTGACCAATTAAAACCTAGTGAGTCTCTTAAAGTTTTATTATGAACAAAAACGTATGGATTCCATGATTGCGATTTTGCCGTAAAACTACTGACTTGAAAGTCATACGCGCCTTGTGCATTAATAATCTCATAAGAAGGCTCTTTATCTCCAAAAAAGAAGATTTTACCAAAACACATTGCTTCCATTTGAAAGTCACTCTTTTTACTAGTCAGTTTATATTGCTGACCAAATTTTATTTTTAACATGTTGTTAAATATTAATTATTTTATAATTACCTCTTACTTGATGAGAGGTTTCATGTAATAATAGTGTTCAAATTCTGTTTTGGTTGTTTTGAGTGCTACATTTTAAAATAACTAAAGCAGCTCATATTTTTATGAGCTGCTTTAGTTTTGAATATTCAAATATAGTAATAATTTAGCTTGAATCCAAATATATTACAACAATTGTTATAATGTGTATATAAAACTCATGTCAACCACATTCTTCTGTTCACTAAAACTATACCGATACCCACCAATGACGCCAAAGTTCTTATAGATAACTCCAACTGATGGGCCTACATAGCTATTGCTTGAGTAACCCCCACCAATTAGTATTTGCCACTTCTTCAGTTTGGTTTCAATTCGTCTTATTGGCTCATAGTTGTAACTAGTGTGAGTAATGCTATTGTACTGCGTATTTTGGTCTAGCGTGAGTTTTCCATACTCATTATTGAATAGAGTATAGGAATAATTCTTAATGGCTATGTAGTCTCTTAAAATGGCTAGTGTGTCAACTATTGCAATATTAGTAATTGTGTCTATTCTTACTATTTCTTTGAAGACATAATGAGGTAAGCTAGCTATATCTAGTTTAGATTGCTGGATTGAAGGAGATGGTACGTGAACCACCTCCTTTATTGAATCTCCTTTTACCTCTTTGACTACAACCCTGTAATCTTGTTTATTGAGAAAGAAGCCTAGCATTATGCCAATAGCAAAGGCAATTCCTATGTACCATTTCAAATTAGTTCCCATCCTTCTTCAATTTCAGAAATGTTACCAGGTACTCCATTCTCTTGATAGCTCATAGCTTCAACGATACGGCACATTAAAGCCTTGTTTTCAGTGTCAATTTCAACATTCGGATAAACCTTTGCTCGATTGCTCACTAAACGAATATAACCCTCTGTATTGTTCTCGATAGGTGGAGCCCATCTTGAAATCATATCAGTTAGTGTTTTCTTTCCGTGTACAGACTTATACGTTCGTAGTGTTCTGAACATCGCTCGATAACCCCAAGCCATCGACTCAAACTTAAAGAACCTACTATCTGTTTGATTCTTACTTAGACCTTTCCATTTGGTACTATTTTTCTCAATATTCCCTGGATTATTATTTCTTAGACCTCTTGACATATCAACCTCACTTTTTTAATTTATCATCAACTTTTCTCAAGATAAAGTACTTCACATCTACTGTTAGCACTTTATACAATACTCTGATTGCTTCGCTCTCTGGGTGGAGCTGAGATACACTTTTTACTATATTAATCAGATAGAAGAGCATGAACCAGGCACTAATGATATTCACTAGCACGATAGCACTACCTTCTTGGCCAACTATGGACATTGACCTATTGCCTAGAATAATAAGTAAGAAGTAGGCTACAAGGAGTTTTAATCCGTTGTATATCTTCTTCATAGAAAAACTTTCTCCTTTCAACTTAGCTCCTGCTTTATACCCATACATACAATTAACCACGTAAAGGATAAATAGCATATTAGTATATGGTCTATTGGGGCCAATGTTGCTACTACAGCTGAGTATGCTGCTATTACGATGTTCCGACACCCATCGTAAATATAATTTCCTAAATCATCCCACATTTCATCTTAGTTTACAAAACCGATAATACAACTACAATTAATAATCCTACACTCCAACCCAGACCAACTGCTAAGACATTGTACCAATCAAACAGGCGTGTCTTAGATGCGTGATAAGCACCAAACTCTAGGGATAGTGCCATTATAGCACAAGCCAATATAGATACTACTATCGCTCCAATTAAGGAGCTAAAAACAACCCCCAGAGTAGTAATTATAATGCTTACAACACCACTCATAATCGCATACTGAAATCCACTTTTCAACCATTTCATAATCATCAATTTTTATTTAAATATTAGCAGCAACCCATTGGTTGCCATTCCACTTTTGTATTCCACTTTTACTTATTTTCAATCCAAACCTGTCTGCTCTTATTTCAAAACCTTCTCCTGCCTTGTAGTGCAAGAATTCTTCTGAACTAAACGACGTGTATAATCCATCATTTCCGATTAATGTTGTGTTTGCTGGAGTAGCTTTATATTCAAAGGCAGTGAAACCTGAGAAAATAGCTATAGGAGTTCTTCTATCATGGTTGACGTGAATATTTGACGAGAATGCAATTTCTATGAAACACTCTGCATTATAGTGACCAGGAACACTAGCATAGAATTCAACAGTTCCGTACGAACCTAACATTACATCTTGAACAGTTCCTCGTGGCCCTCTAACTATAACGTTTAGTTTTGTTTTACCTTCTAGCCCTGGAGTAGGATTTCTAATTATATATGAGCTTGTTATATCGAATATCTTGTACTGTCCTACTTTATCACAATTAAAGTCATAATCCCAAGATCCTTGGTATACTTTAGAAGGCCTAATCTCATCCTCGTCATAATCGAATGTTTCGTTTAATGTGTCATACTCAGGTTGAAAAAGACTGTTCCATTTACCGTTGAGCACACTAGCATCAGGAATCTGCTCTCCTGTTATACGCATTACTTCAGCTCCACCTGCAGTTTTACCTACAATATCACTACCGTCAATATAAAACATACCAAACCTACCTTTCAAGGCAATAACATCTCCTGTTAAAGCATCAAATACCAAATTAGGAATAAAGTTACCTGTTCTGAACTCTTCATACTTAGTGGATGGGTTGCCTGCTTTATCAACACCTTGTTGTGACATCATCTTTCCATCCCAAAAGACAAACTCTCCGACTAAACCACCTCCAGCAACTATGGCTTTCACAATCACCATCTCGTAGGAGTTCTGGAGCTTCCAAGTAGCTTTAGAGCCATTCTTTGCATAGTCATCTTTGGGGTTTAGACCACCTTTAGTCATACCTTCCTTATTAAGCGAATAGAATAAACCTTCATGCTCGACGAGGGGCAAAACTTCAGAGTCACGTGTATATTCCTTATTTACATCCCACCGACCAGATATGAGTAAGACTGGTGCTTCTGGGATTAGTGTTATATAATCTGTTGCTGTTGCTCTCATATTTTTTTAACGTCTGTGTGTAGGGCTAGACCTCCACCGTTTGCAATTAAATCGTCTGAGGTAATTGTTATGCTTGCACCCTCTTTTCGAGAGGTTTCTACGCCTTGCATATTGTGCAGGCGATACGAGAATTTATAGCCTGTAAGCGGTATGCCCTTATCTCTACGAACTACAATAGGGTTAAATGTAATTTTGCCTCCTATGCTAAATGCGAGTGGCCCCGATGGGCGCGTGTTAATAATAATAGGGTCTGTCTCGTCGAATAGCTGGATTACGGCACTCGATACTAATACTCCCGCAACAGACATTTCACACATTACTACTAGCGAGCTGTCGATGTCGTCTTTTGTAAATGTTTTTTTGTTCGGTGTGCCTGCATCGGCTTCTATCTCTTTACGGCCATCGGGGTGGTCGGCAAAGAATTTGTAAGTAACACTATCTGTTACTTTTGCACCACCTTTTCGCAAGGTGGCTTCGCAGATTACCGAGTCGGTATAATTGTCTATCACACCCCCATTACTTGCTACCATATACGAGTCGTAGGGGTCGCCTGCCACCTCTTCGATAGAGATTGTAAGTGTAGGATTTACGGATAGTTCCGATACTCCAACCATTACTTTTGCCGAGAAATCTAACTTATCGGCAGAGGTGTTGTCGGCACTGGCTAGGTTGCCTACGATACGCAAGGCGGGTACTTCGACTATACCATCCTTGTACGTTTCTCGTTTAAACTTCTTGTCTAGCGATAGGCCTTCAGAGTCGAACTTAATCTCTACGTCGTTGTATTTCCACTTCCCCGAACCCGATATCGTGGTTAATCTTAGACCAGTATTTTGGCTTTGCATACGTGGGTAGATTAACGGTTGTTCTTCTACCTTGTTCCAGTCTGGTGTAACCACGGATGTACCTAATTTTAGATACTGTTTTAATGGTTTTGTTGGAAATAGGGCCGCGGCCACTTGGTCTCCATCCATAATTAGCGTTATAAAATCAAATGCAGATGCGTTATTCATTTTCGTCCTCCTTTTCTTCGTTTGTTGTGACTAGGTCGTTTTCGTCAAATGAGTTAGTCGTTTGGGGTAAATTACTTACTGGCTCGAGTGGAGTCATAGCCACTTTGTTTTGTTCGAGTTCCTCTTCGGAAAGGATATCGCCAACAGGTGCGGACTTAGCACCATTAAGTAGGGCAATAGCATCTCTGTGCGATATTATTTGCCCACCATGCTTTGCAACTCTTTGAAAGAGAAATTCGCCATCTTGCGCATCGAAATCTTTGTCTTCGAGCACGTACAGCCCTCCGACTTGAGTTCTATGTGTTTTGCCTAATTCCTGCGCTACTGCAGGAGATACAAGTACATAATTCATATTATTGTTTTTTAAAGTTATAATCTAAGTCTAATCCTATTACTCGCCCTTCTGGAAGATTAGCGACTGGTATATCCACAAATTCGCCTGTACCTACCACGGTTTCGCTACCTCCAGCCGTTGCGGGTTTAAGTATCCATTTTAGGTCAAAATGTTTCTCTGGATTAGTTATTATTTTCTTGTTTGTGGATAGCATAGCTTGTGCTTTAATTCTCTCTACACCCTTCTTAATCACGGGTGTAGTTAGATAGACTACATTTGCCTCTATATTGGGATATAGGGGCGTAAATTTCATGTCGGATTGGTAGTTGCCTTTAATTATGCCGTCGGGGGCGTAATCTTCGGGAGGTATATTGTAAGGAATATTGTCGCCTTCACCCTCTATAAGCATAAGATTTTCAACCCATATAGTGTTTTCAAAATCTACGTTATCGTCGCTCGCGAAAAAATATATAAGTGTATTGCTGGTTGTGGAAATTGGAGCTACAAATGTTGTGGAAAAAGTATTAAATACCTTCTTGTAATTCAATATCCAGTTTAAGATTGAATTTGATCCGTTTATATTTGATATAGAAACAATAAATGTTTTTTCAATCAAAGATTTACCATTAAATGTTATACTGTATCTTCTGCCCTTAACGATATTGTAGTTCATAGCGCTTTTATAAACCCGAGGAAAAGAGGAAAACTTACTAGCTGAAGCTTTAACTCCATTATTTCCATAAGATTCTATTTCTGTATTCGCGGGCTCCCATTCTCCAAATGCTAGATTTCTAAAATTCAAATCTTCAAAGTCAACTCCCTCCGTAACTTTATTAATGCCATAAGCCTTGTTGTAAAATTCCTCGCTAACATTCCTAGCACGAATAACCACATCGCCCATAAGCGAAGGATTAATCTTTAACTTATCCGAATGCTGTCCTGATATATAGTAAGGCATAGCATCCGAAATTGCAGTAATCTTAGTACCCTCTACCTCGCACCATTCCACAGCTCCACGAAGTAACTTACCATCGTCTGCAAGTTGCGACTCGATAATAAGCTCCGTTAAATCGTCTAACGGGTTGTAGGTGTAAGAAGCACCCTTGCTAAGCAAGACTTTTGGAGCAGGTTTGTTTTGCGAATTGTGGGTTGTAGATAACATATAACTAAGCGAGATATGAATCTTAGAGCCCTTGCGAGAATCGTAATAATCGCCCTCAAAGAAGAGCATAACCGACTTATCGGTGTTTAGTCGCACCATTAGTCGATGGTTGTCACCAATCGTAAATGGGTCGTCCAAAGTCGAGCCTGCACTAGATTTCGTAACACGATTTTTTGGGTCTATGGCATCTACATACCAAGCACCATCTACCAATTCAGAAACCTTATCTCCGGCAGTAATAATTCCGTTCGGATCGGAAACGTTAACGTAAGGTTGTAATAACAAGGGAGTAATGCGCCTATCGGGTGCATAGACATCGCTCTCGATATAGTAAACCTGCTTATCTGGGCCACCTAGGGAGTTAATGCCCTTAACAATTGTAAGCGCATCGAATGCACGAATTATATTACTATTCTTTCTCATATCGTTTTAAAATCTTCTGTTTTAATTATTTGGTCGCCGTAACGCACAAAGGCACGGCATATAAATTTAGTCTTCAAACCCACCACGTCGGCATCTGTAATATCCACTCGGTTAGTCGCCGAATTGTGTTCGGATATCCAAGCCATATCTGAATATGGGTTGCTACTCTCACGGAGCCATTCCCAATCGGTAGCAGCGATATCGTCCGTTATGTCCGTATTTCCAAAATAGACCCGTGCGATAAATGCAGTATCGACAAAGCCTGCACGAAACACCGTGCCATTGGTGCTGTCCAATGCCATAGAGAGTCTTGAATCTCCACTAATCAAAACCCAATCGGTAGCGTTCCATTTAGGCTCTTGAATTGTGCCATCTACAATACATCTCCACTTACAGCCGTTATGCCAGACTTCGTGTATCTCGTAAGGTTCCTTACTTCCATCAGAGTAATAAGTGTCTGCTTTCCAATCAAGCTTGTCAATGACTTCAGGCACTATATTCCAGTCCCTATCTATTTTCAAAGCATCTTGGTAAATGATACCTCTAGCCATTAAATAAGGATGTTGTGGGTTAATTGGTAGGTGTTCAAGAACCTTTAAACCAATTGGGAGCCCCCAAAATGAGCCGTAGTTATTATCATTCAAAATCGGTTTATTCACTCCTTGCAAAAAGACCATTCGCCCCTCGCGACTAGAAGTAAACCACGTAGTTTGCCTTGACTCATCGATAACGTTTCCCCATCGGTGCATTATCATTAAAGAGGTTGGAGGATAGTTCTTCTGTGCAGGTACTTCGCTATTAGAATAGACTAGAATCGTAGCTTGATTGCTTGAGGTGTTGACATCTAACACACGTACATAAGAGGTATAGTAAGCTCCGCCCTGAGTAAGTGTATTCACGACACCTCGTAGGATATCGTCCTTGTGAAATGCAATGAAGTCTGTTTCCCAACGCTTTTTGAAATGAACTAAAAATGTGTTCTCTTCTATCTCGTTAACACTTTCAATTACTCCTGACTCAGTATAGACACTATCACTTTCATTTGCTTGAAGTCTATTAAAAATGAACTCTTGGGTTATGATAGAAGAACGAGAAGCAACACTCTCAAACTGTGCATTACCGTGTTCGTCAATGTTAGCTCCTCTACCGTGACTCATTGAGTCAATGAATCCACCAACTTCTATACCTTTGTTGAACTTTTGGAGATAATCGGTTTCGTCTGTTTGGTCTTTGCGGTGGAATGCGTTTAAAGATTTTTTTGAGCTGAAAACATTAAAGTCAGTTGGACGTGTACTATCTATGTTCTTAATTATATAGATACTGCCTGCCTGACTTTGGGCCATACCTTCAACTTGAAGTTCTTTAATTTCTTTCTCTATTTTGTTGAAGCGTGAGTAGGTGGGGTTGTCACCAACGGTATATGTGGCATCATAAATATTATTGAGCTTCTTTTCAAAGCCCATAATCCGTGAAGATCTATCACTTTTATCAAGTAATAGCCTCACTCTTTGACCTAAATCTAAGTCTAGGTTATTCTTTGTAAAGTGCTGAATAGCTGTTGGACATTCATACACACTTGTATCTCTTTGTTGTTTTTCGAGCCATTCTAGAGCCTCATCGTATAATTCTTGTTCGGCTGTTGGAACGTATTGATCACCTACCAGTGCAATATCAAAGCCGTAAAGAACATACTTATCACCAACTTTTGGCTTTAGCGTGGCATTGGGTAAATCCTTTCCGTAATCATCATTACGCTTGATTTCAAAGTACTGCGAGTTGTCGGTTTGGGTGAATCCTTTTTCCTTGAAGAATAGATCAAAGTCCATTCCGTTTAAATCTCCAGATACAAACTGAAGCCTTAAATCTATACCGGGTAATAGGTATTCATCTTTAAAGACTAATGCTGAATCTTTAATCTTGTAGGCATCCCATTTAGTAATCTTACCTGTTTCCTGGTCCTTATCTTGATATTCGATTGTTTCAACGGCTTGAATAGTGCCTACTCGTTTAGGATAGACATTATCAAAAATTACTGTGCCCTCTATAGCCTCATCATTGGCCATGTTAGGATATGCATCAATTACAGAGCCTTTAGCAGATGGTATGCGTAATCTTTTAGAGTAAATAGCATCTACTCCTTCACCTTCAGTTGTCTCTCTATAATTGCGTGGAATATTGCGTTCAGAGCCTAAAGCGAGTATTCGAGTGTATTTCTCTTTCTTATCACCTTCATCACGCTTCATTTCAAGTACAGATACTTCTGTCTCAAAATCTACTTCATCACCAAACTCTAGCTTATTAACCAGGTGAATGATCTTGTCAGTCACATACCATTCAGCATCATACTCTTCAGCTATTTGAGTAAGTGCATCAAAGATGGTGGTGTTTACGTCAAAGAGGATATCCTTTGCTTCAGTAGGTTCTATATTGCCTATTTTAAAATCAGTAGTACCAAAGTAACGGTTGGCATTATCAACAGCTATCTTGATAAAGTATTCAGGATTGCCAAATAAGCGCCACTCAGACTCTTTAAGGTCCTGGCTTAAATAGTAATACTGAATATCTTTTAAGAACATATCAACAGCTTCAAACTTCAAAGTGTATTTATACTTTCGTTTGTTTTGCTGCTCAGGTTGATAATCATATCGAATAGAAAACTTTTCTCCCTCCCAAAGGATATAGTCAGCACGCTTGAATGCTACATAAGAATTTAAAAAGAAAGATATCTCAATGTAATTGTCACCCATTAGCGAGTGCTTCCACATATCATTTTTATCAATGGCATATTTTGCCTTGACAACATTATTCTTATCAATAATTGAAAGAACTTTATCTTCTGGTGTAAAATCTATGAGTCCTATCTTTATCATGATTTAATCCTATCTTTTGGGTTTAACTCTCTAACTGTTACCATAAGCTTACCTACATTTTCTGTAAGCGTATCTAATGGTGTATAAGTCTTTCTACGTAAAGTAAATGTTGTATTTAAGGGCTCTACATCCAGCCTAAAGTTTCCATCACCTTTATCGTTATCTATAGCATCTTGTAGGGCATTGTATTTCTCCAAGTAGTCAGATAAGCTTTCTCCTTGTATAAGAAACACAAGATCGACTTCCTTGGCTGCAGGCTGAATATTATCATTAAATACCTGCACTCCTGGATGGCTAATCATATCATTCTCTGTTTCCTCTTTACGATCTGGACGACAAAGCAAATTCTCAAAACTACTACCTATGAGTTTTGCCCCATAAGTGGTGTATATATCTTGATCTCCTATAAATGCTATTCCTACCATGATGTTACAGTCTTTTATTAAATAGCATTATTGCTTGTTTTTGGGGGTAAAAGAAAAGACCTACTCCGATATGGAATAGGTCCTTCATTACTTTTTCTTAATATTATCTGGGCGCTAAGCCTTTTGTGTTTCTGTTAATGGATTCAATATTATATTTAATATCATCTAAAGCACTTAGATTATTGCTCATCTCTTTATTCAGGTTGTAACTTTTGAGTTGCATCTGTTGCATCTCGTAGAATATGCTTGTATGCTTTTTTAGCTCCTCATTGATGGCTGTTGTTTGGACGAAGGCTTTGGACGTGTCTAATGTGGATGTGCCTAGCATTGTCTTGATAGATATCAAAGATTCTGCTATTCCTGTAACACGGCCCAATATTGAACCGCCTGTATCTTGATCCATAGCATTAGAGTAACCTCTAGTTGAATCTTGACTTTGTGACTTTTCAAGGTCTTCAATCCCTGCAGCTTTATAAGCCTCATCACGATCAATTAAAGCTTGATCAAAGATGTTTTGATATTTTGTACGTAAATAATCAGCCTCATCACCACTAAGAATACCATCTTGCATGGCTTTGGCAAATTCAGCCTGCCAGTCCTTTAATTCATCAGCATAAGTACCTGAAGAGATTGAATGAAGAATAGCTTTTCTCATAAACTCTTCTACACTTTCCAAGGCATCTTCTGTAGTCACCTTAAAGTCAGATAGAAGGTCTTTTAATTCTCCCTTTATGCTATCAAATGTTGTATCTGTAATAGCATCCTGCCATTGCTCTGTTAGTTCAATAAGTGTATTAGCATCACCTATATATTCATCGAGCCATTCAGATTGATCATACTTACCTCTATTTATCTTTTCCCAAATATCAGGTAGTTCTTGGAGCTTGGCCAAATCTTCAGCTGATAGTTTCCATAAATCACCAACTTTACTGACTTTCTTTCCTACATAGTCAGATGCTTTTTTCCAATCTTCTGAATTGAATGCTTTCCCTATATAATAGTTGTTGGAGTGATGAGAGTTGTTGTAGCCCATCTTAGCTTCCAACATTCTTCTATCATTCTCAATCTTCTCTTTTTGTTTATTTAATGCAGATTCATAGTAGATAGTGGACTTTAACCCACCAGATTTAGACATTTCATTTGTCAGCTTTTCAATCGCTGTAATTAGATACTTATTCGAGTTTGTGAGGCTCTTAACCAAGTTATTTACCTCTTTTGCATTTCCGTTAGAGTTAAATATGCCGAAGCTTACGGTATCTAGAACGTTTCTAACTCCTTTAAATAACGAGACTCCAATTTGCTCAAAGAGTTTACCTGATAGAATATTAGATAAGATACCATCAATAGCATTAAATATGGAGTCAATTAACCCTGAGATTATTGTGCCTATACCTTCTTTTAGAATATCAAGAATACCGACAATCGCAGCAATTATTTTTCCAATGAATCCTTTGTCTTCAAAAAACTTAGAGAGTGAACCGCCAACTTTTCCACCAACAGCTTCACCTATATTACCCAAACCTTGAAAGGCATTTTTTAATGAGCCAGAAGATAAATTATTCAGTCCATCTTCAAGATTGTGTAATGCTCCTATTGCGCTTGAGCTTGAGTTCTTTAAATTTTCAGCATGCTCATTATTTTCTGTAGTTAAGTTTACAACACTTTCAGCAGCTTGGTCGAAAACAGTCTGTGCATTACCTACTTCACCTTGTGCTGAACTTATATTTTCAGGGTTGTTTGCATCTATCGCTTTCTTTAACTTCTCATTTGCTTTGATAAGCTCCTTAGCTGCTGCTTCTTCTTTTGCTTTGGCTACTATAAGACTGCGCAAACTATTTTGGTAGTTTTGAACATCAGTGGCTACATCACTAAACATCTTTTTATTTAAGCCTCCTGATGTTTGCTTCTCTAGTTTGTTGATAGCATCATAGATAAGTTTTTGGTCTTCAAAAGTAGCATTCTTAAAGTCATCTGATTTAGCATACTCTTTTAGTCTTTCAAGTGTAGGCTTAAGCTGTTCTTCTAAAATAAAGCCAAGGTCACCCAAAACGGCCTGCCAGTCTATTTTTGCTTTAATAGCTGCTATATCAACAGAAGCTATATTTGATTGTTCTTCTTTGCGCAATCTGTCAGCTTCAAAAGTATTACCTTCTTTTTCGGCATCCTTTATCTTTTTAGCATACTCTTCAGCGATGGCTAACTTTTGTTGTTGGTAGCTTCCATATTCCTTGAGATACTCAACCTTTGACTTAAGTAGGGTGGCTAAAATCTCTTTTTCTCCATCTTCAGTAGCTTTAATCTTTTTCTCTTCAGCTAATTTCAATGAAGCAGCAAGAGTTTCCTGTTGGTCTGAACTTAGTTTTCCGTTTTGTGCAGCAAGCCATTCTTTTTCCTTTTGCTTTATAGTTGCTATCTCACGGTTATAGTCCAGCTCAATTTGCGCTAAACGTTTTGCACGTAAATTTTCTTCTAAGTCAATCAAGGATTGTGCATTCTTATCTTTTAACTCAAGTAGTTCTTTGGCTCTTTTTTCGGCCGCTTTGAGTTCTTTTTCGTCTGGATCTCCAGAAGGTGTAGAATAACTATTAGCTTTTATAACCGCATCTTTTAACCTAGAGTTACATCGTCTAAGACTTTGGATAGCTCGTTTATTTCGGTCATACTAGAGTCAACATCAGAACCAACTCCCCAACCAAAAGAATCATGAGCTATTCCTTTTACACCCTGCCACAACATACCGAAGACATTTGCATCTCCACTAGTAACCTCTTGAACCCTTTTGTTACGCTCAGCAACAACTTCTGTTATTTTGTCTTCAATTTCAAGTTGTTTACGTTGTAAATGATCTACTTCAGCAGCAGCTCTTAACAGGTCAATTCTTTTGGCAACTTCCTTGTTTATATCTTCTTGAGAAACTTTCTCTTTACCTAGCATTCTTTGAAGTTCTGCCTGGGCTGTGTTTACTTCTTTTTGACTCCTTGTCTTATCATTCATGATTGACAATTGAGTTTGTAAGGCTTTTACCTCTTGTGTATCACCAACACTTTTAAGTTCTTTTTTATAATCAGAAAAAATGTTTCTAATCCTTTTGGCTTCACGATACATGTTGGTAAATGCTCCTATAATAGCGATTATAGCCGACACAATTAGAGCAGGAGCAAAGCTATTCCACATTGATTTTAAAGCTAAGCCTATTCTTTTTACTGTTCCTGATATCGTAGCAAATGCAGTAGCCCATACTCCTCTAGACTTTATCGCTGCTGCTTCTGCTGCTGCTACTTTAGCATTTTCATGTGCTTTGTTTACAGCAGCAGTTCTAGCACTTAGTGCTTGCTTGGCACTTTCTACTTGTTTAGCTAAGGATACTTGTTTTCTACCTGTTGCTTGTGCGTGTTGTAGCTTTAAATCTTCAAGCTTGTTGATAGCCTCAGCACGTGATGCAATGGCTGCTCTCATTTTATTATGAGCTGTGGTTGCATTCGCTATAATTTTCTTTCCTGTATTAGCATAGCCTGTATAAACCTTAGTAAGGCCTTTCGTAATGATAAACCCTATTGTAGCGATAAGACCAACGACTATATTTTGAATATTCTTAGAAGCACTTTGCAAAAGTGAGGTTAATCCATCGATGAGGGCCTTGTATTTATTCTGAAAACCAGAGGCTGAAACAATCTCTCCGAAAGTATTACTCAAACGGCTTAACGATGTTTCCAGGTTGTCAGTATCTACATTCGGAATAATCTCATTTAACGCATCAGCAAACTTAGGTAGTATATCAGCACTCATAACCTTACCACTACCGATAAGCTTTTCCATTTGCCCAATAGATACACCAAGAGCTTTTGCCATGGCCTGAATTGCGACTGGTAATTTCTCACCCATCTGTTTACGCAATTCTTCCATACTGATTTTTCCTTTACTCATCATCTGTGAGAGGGCCAACATTACGCCATCACCTTCAGAAGCACTCAAGGAAAAGGCTGAAATTGCACGAGATACAGATTCATAGATTTTCTTTTGCTCCTTCATAGGCATATTAGCCTGTGTTGCTGATGCGGTAAACTTGGCAAAGTTGCCAGTCAGCGCATTTATCTCTAAACCGTACTTCTTAGCTATGTCATTCAGGAAACGCATATTATCAACAAAGCCTCTTGTACCATCTGATACGTTTTTCAAGGCTGTAAGCACACGGCTTGTTTCTCTAGCTACATCTCTAAAACGACTAATTAACCCTGTTAAGCCCAAACCTCCTGCACCAAGTGCAGCTGCAAATGTTAGCACTTGCATCTGTATGGATCGCAAAGAGTTTTTAACCGTATTAGTTCCTTTCTTGAAGTTTTCGGTTAATAGATTGACTGCTATACTAAAACTTAATCTTTTTGACATGGCCTATAATTTTAATCCCTTGTTTAAAAAACTTACATACTCATCTTTGCTTTGCTCTATTTCTTCTTCAGTTAGAGCCTCATCATCCAATTCTTCCCAGGCAAATGATTGTATGTCTTCTGGCTTTGCACCCTTATTTAAGTGTGGTGATAAGCTTAAAAATGTCCATAAACGCTGTGTTGTTAGTTGATCTTTTATCTTTTTATCAGCTGCGTTTTGGAATAAAGATAAATCACATAGCTCCATTTCATTTAGCGCAAAGCTGGCATCTAGGCCATACATGATTAGTGTTGCTACAATGTCTTTGATGAATATCTTAGGTTGGGGTGTTTGCTCTTCTGTGGCTTTTTTAGACTTCTTCTTTTGTGGGGATTGAGTGAGGGTCTGAAATTGTGCCGTGATGGCTGTTTGATTCTGAAAGTCCTTAATCATCCGTTTGATTTCTCTTACCTTTAGCGTTTCTCTAAACTCTTTAAAAGAGGTCTGTTCACGGCTTGGACTACACACATAGAAGAGAGAAACAATTTCAGCTTCATCATTATAGTTGATCTCTGAAAATGTTTTCTGATTAAGTTGTTCCCATCTAATTACTGACTTAATAGTAAGCTTAATAATAGAGGGTGCTTTCCTAAAATGAACTTTGAATAATAAACCAATAAGAATTGCTAATATAAATCCCAATACACCTAATGCTATGTTCATAACTCCTTTTATTTATTAGCATTATTGGGGCTATTTGGTGGTAAAAGGACAAAAAAAGCCTATCCGAATAGTGGATAGGCTTCTCTTCTTACTTAAAACAATCTATTTATCTGAACCTTAAGAACCAGAAGGTTCTGCTGTTACAGTTCCTTCTTTTAATGCTCCTACACCTGCAAAGGATGCACTACATGTTGCAATGTCACCATCTGTTGATTTAACATCAAGAGAAGTAATCATAATTGTACCTGTCCAATGCGGCTTTGTTTTATCTAACTCGAATTCACCACCAGTTGCGGTTGGGTTAGTAACTTTTGCTTGGCCAAACACAAAAGGTAGTGTTTCTCCTTTAATCTGCTTATTGAGCAAAGAAGGAAAACTTTCTTGATCTTCTTTTTGTGTTAATAACGATTCACTCGTTATTCCAAAGCTTTTCTTTCCAGGCAAGGAGGTTTTCCAGTCGCCTTCTACCATCTTGTTACTCACATCAATCTCTTCAGTTGATACATTCATAGATGCATCTTTACCGTAAGCGATTGGCTTGTCATTAATGAACACAAATAGCTGACCTCTAAATATGTCAGTATTTGAATCATGTTTTACTGCTGCCATAATTTTAATTTTATTTATTCAACTTCAAATAATAATGTTTGGATGTATTTGGCATCCTCAAAATCTTCTGTAGAGTCAATGAGTTTAATACTCATATTGAGATCATGGTGAACACCTTCCAGGCATTCATTTATTTGATAAGCTAACTCTTGAGATTTATCATAAGACTCTGATATCGCAGTTATGTACACACGACATTGCTCCTTATAAATGCCCATCTTGGTGTATTCTTTAGAATACTGATCTCTTTGATAGATAATAAAGTCACCAACTGTATTTTTAGGTGCTACAATAGGAAATACACCACTGATATTCTTTGATATTTCGGGACTTTTCAGCAGTGCTGTTCTGATTCTAGTTGTAACTTTAAATTTACTTTCTGCGCTCATCTTCTATTGCTTATTTTGTCAACTGCTCGCTCTATTCCGATATATAGTTTATCAATGGCTGCTGGATAGTCCATAGCTTCCGTATCACTCCAAAACCGATTAGGCTTAACTAGACCGACTGATTTTTTACTCTTGGTTTTCCAATACCTCTCTTTTGTTCCTCTGTCAACTAAATGAGCATGAGGACCACTAGATTTAAAGCCTATTAAAACACCAGGCTTTTTCTTTTTAACCCTAACTATTAAACTCTTCAGTAAATTCCCAGTGACTCCACGGCTTCCACTCTTCATCCTTTTTCGCAACCTACTTCTACCTCTAGTAGCAAGTACTTTACCTGCTGCACTCAACCCACCTTTGATAGCCTTATCCTTTTCCAAGTTTTCTAAACTTCGAACTAGGTATGCTATCTCATCTTTATTGATTGGTTTTACTTTAATCATATTATCCATTGATGTAGGAGCATGTTATCAAATAAGAATTGTCTAGCTGAATATCCAAAAGGATCACTTTGTAAAACTTGTCATGATACTTAATACGGATATCTTCATTTAAGAAGGAATATTTACGAGTCTGGAAAACTAGCGTATTGCCAATAAACTCTTCACTTGCATTTATACCTTTACCAACTGAAGCTGATAGCTTCTTTCTAAAAGCTTTGATCTTGTAAGATTCTACGTAATCTCTAAACTTTTCACCAGTTTCATTTATAACTACTTGTGGTGTGTATATATGAATCGTTTCTCTTAGTAATCCTGCTCTCATTAGTATTTTTTAAAAGGTTGGAGTAAAAAGTGTAGGGTATAAGGTACTGGCTGTACATTGGTATAGGCCACGGCTTCACGATTAGCATAAAGCGTACCTGCAAAAATCAATATGGCTGCTACCAAAGCAGAATCAAGAAGACCTTCATCATTTAGAAAAACATCCAAGGGCTGGTTCAGCTCCTTTTCAATTCTACTTTCACTCGCATCAAGCAACATTTGCAGCTGCTTTTCATCACCAACTTCTAAATAATCTATTTCAAGGTGCTTCTGTAAATCTTCTACTTTGGTATATCTAGCCATATCTTTTTATTCTTTACTTATTCGCCTGCAGGGGCTTTATCTTTCAAAATACCGAATGCTTCTTTACGTAGTGGGAGCATATCGAACTCAGTATTCAGTGTAAATACAATACGGTCTTTATCAGCTTGTGTAAATGGATCAACAACAAAACGCATTGTTCCAAATTGGCCAACAAGCATATACGAGAATACACCAAACCCAAGAACGCCATCACCTATGAACTCAGTCATAAATACAGGGTATCCGTTGATCTTTCCATTCTCAATAACCATTAGTCCAGAGCCAGCATCGCGAGGTGTTGATTCCAATTCAGCATACTTAGTAGCCGAACACACATAAGCGGCTGTATCATCAAAGACAATACCTGTCGACATAACTTGACCCTTCAGTGCTAAAGCATCTTTCCAAGCATTACCTGTTGCTGTTAGTTCTGTTTTGGGCTCAACAAAACAGCCACCCTCTGTGCCAGCTTGTTTAGTTTGACTAAACATCCAAGAGTTGAGTGTTCGTGTTACACCCATGACCATTTGATTTACAACAATAGGCATTATGATTCCTGCACTTCTATTTTCGGCTTGATAGGTTACTGGAATTTTCAGAGACACACGTTTTGGAGAAGGTGTGATTTTATCGATGTTTATCTTGCTATCACTAATAGCTACATCTTCACCAACGATACTTGCTACTACTCCAGCCACAATCGGAAATTGCCAACTTCCTGACATTCCATATTGCATCTTTACACCCACTTTTCCTAGGATTAAACCTTTTTCAAGAGGTTCGATAATTGTTCCAATATTTAGTGGAGTTATGGCCCCAACAGAGCCACTATTTTGAACTTCACCAGCACGCAGTTCGATATTCATATCTTCATTGACCATGTGACGATACTCTTCAGGAACATTTCTTTTAGCAATACCATTAACGATTTCATCAAATGCTCTGGCATTGGTGAGTGTTGTGTTTTCTTCACCAGGTACAGAAATCGAATCTTGCAACAATCTAAGTTCAATTGATTGCTTTTCATTTTTTAGATCGTCCTTCTCCTTGTTTTCTTCTTCAGTTAAAGAACGCTTGTCTTTAGTTATTAGTATGTCCATTTCTGCGAAACGAGCATTAATAACTTTAAGACGATCTCTCATTTTGATTTTTTCTTTTCTAGTCATACAATTATTGGTTTAATTAAACTTTGTAATTCTTCTTTATCTCGTTTAAAGTTTTCATCTGGAGCCTCATCCTCAAAATAACTTTCAAGGCTTCTAGCTTGTACATCCGTACCAAAGAAAGCAGGATCACTAACTATCGAAATATCAAACATTCGTAGTATTTTGGCAACCTCTCTGTGTAGTGTACCATCTGCTTTACGCTCATATTTAATATTTCTATCAAGTGCGATATAGGCAAATGAACTACCAAATAGGTCTCCTCTTTTTACTAATTCTAGCACGGTATCACCATCAGCTGTATGAGGGGCTTCAAATCTGTATTTCACACCATAATCATCAACTGATAGTGTTAATGAGCCTTTGCCATTCACACTACGTGCTAATAGTCTTGATGAGTCATGTTCAGCCAAAGCCTTAATATCCCAGCCTTTTAGGTCTTCATTGGTTACAGCTCCACGCTTGATTACTTCTACAAAAAATCGTTTCTTAGACTTGTCGAATAAAACACGACTTTCTTTTTCAAATACCACGGCATAACCTTCAATGGTTCTACTTTCAGTATCTACTACTTGTGGCATTGCTCTTTCTTCGGAAAAGCTTCTTATTTCTTTGCTCATAGTTAAGTCCTTTTACTTATTAGCATTATTGCCTGTTTTTGGGGGTAAACTTTTTGAAGAGCTCCTGAATTTATCGGAATTTAGTGGGGCTAGATTCATAGACATCATCACATCATCACCCCCTTCTACTGGTAATTGACCTTTGCGAGCGCGCCAATGATTGGGTGTGTAAACTCCGTTTTGTATCGTTTTCTCGATATATGATGCTTCTTGATCTAATGATGTGGTAAGAAGAGACTCAACATTATATTCTACCTTGTGCTTAAAAGCTAACTCTCTAGGAATAAGCTTTGCATTGAGTTCACTTTCAATATGCTTTAATAAAGGGTGCAACGTGTCGGTGAGAAACATCTCATTACTCATCGCACTGGCTTTGTAGTTTTGGCTTTGGCCTGCAAATACTTTATCAGGGTGCACTCCGAAAAAACGACATATCTCAAGGACTCCAAACTTTCTTGTATCTAATAATTGTAGGTCAGTAGCAGACATGGATAGTTGATGAAATGAGGCTTGACCAGGTATTGATATTATCTTTTTACCGCTATTTATTTCTTTCGTAACTCTACTATTAATTGAGTTTAGTTGTTCGGTTTGAAGCTCACCAAAGCCTTTAGTTCCTGCTTCTCCATTACCTGATAATAATCCATACAGCGTATTACCTTTTTTGAAAGAATCTAATGATCGACTATCTGCATTCGCTGTTATTCCTAATGTACGTGCAGCTGCACTTATAGTGCTTTGGCCTATGTACCCACCATCTAAAGACATATTGCGTAAATGAATAATTTCATCAGCTTCAAAGTTGCCGTGTACATGATTAATAGAGTCATTTATTTCGTAGGTATTGCTCAATTGATCATAGGTGCAAGCATACTTATTAATCAAGATGAGTTCGCACAAATCAGTACCAACATATCGAGGATAGATATAAGCATTACCGAACATTCGCATTTGAATGACTGCATTTTTCCACATGTCATAACTAGACTGCCTATCATTGGCTTTGATTTGAAGTAAGTAGCTCAATACGGGGTCTTCAATCGCTTGAAACACTCCTTCACTTTTTACTTTGTACTGGAGTGGTAAACTTGCTATACTGCCTGAAAGTATCTCTAAGCAACGATAGACAGTAGCCAGCTTCATGGCTAGTGTTGGATTGCTTATCTCCATATTACTATCAAAGATTCCAAACTCGGATACTGTTTGCCCTGCGTGAGGGATATCTTCAGTATCTGCACTTCGTTTCCAGAATTGATACCATTTTTTATTCATCTCTCGTAATTATTAAATAGGTGAAAGTTCATTGTATTTGTAATAGTGCAATCGATCTTATCGTTTGCTGTTTTTTTGATAGGCTTTCGATTGCCAAGCCTATCTTCGTCGATCATAGCATTGCCGAAACAATACCAGATTATAGGGTTGTTGTTAAATGTGATACTTTCGGTTTTTATCGCATATTCGATTGACTCAACGGGACTAGTAAATGCTCCGTACGTTTGCTTAACTGGTTCTATATTGTCTTTACCACCCAATGCTATAATTGTGTTTACAAATTCAGCAGCCTTATAGGGATCATAACCTATTTTCAATATTTTCAGATTTGCTCCACGTCTCATAATGTCATTGGCAATCAATTTATAATCGATTACGTTTCCTGGTATAGCAATCAAATGGCCCTCATCAACCCATTTTTGGTAGAGTTCCTTATTAGTGTGGTTATAGATCGTTTCTTCGGGTAAATAAAATTCGTTGTGCGAGAAGAAGGTCCTGGTATCTTCGTTATATATTGTATATGTGACTGTACTAAAGTCGTCAAAGACAGAAAGGTCAACTGATACCATGCAAGGGTATTTATTGTCAATATTATCAATTGTGATGTTTCGTGCCAATGCTTGAATTTCATCTTGGGTAAACCATACCTGAGCCGTATTTTGGACGAATATGTTTAACATTTTTGTTCTAAAGGTCAACATATCAGCACTTGTCAGTAATGCTTTTTTATATTCAGCTTCATAAAAATCACTTTGAACTGTTATCCCAAAATGTGGTTGCACCTTTCTCCATGTTAAAGGATCATCTTCAGCATCATCTACATCTGGTTCAAAAATGTGAGCGAAAATAGAATCATTATCAATTTCACCTCTAAGAATACTTTTATATGCATCAATCATTTCTATACAAGGTGTGTTTAGCTTTTCTGCAGCTGTTGTAATCGTTATGGTTAAAGGGTTTTCTCTAGCTCCCATTGATGAGGTAAGAACGTTCTTTAATGCTGCACTATCTGCTTGAGAGTATTCATCAACTATTACTGTTGATGCGTTGAGTCCATCTAATTTATCAGGAGCTGAAGCCAAACACTCTACAAAAGATGGCCTACCTTTTCGAAGGTTATTAACAATCTCTCTATTTATTTTAAAGTGCTTTAAGCGTCTGTCATGTGCTTTAAGAATGCCTTTAATTACCTTGAAACATATTTGAGCCTGTTTATAACTGTTTGCAGCGACATAAGCTTGTGCCTGTTTGTCTCCAAATAGCAAGTCGTAAATTGCTACAGCAGCGACGGAGGTAGTTTTAGAAAACTTTCTTGGAACAAATAAAAGAGCATCTCTAGTTAGTCTTTTCCCATCTGCTCGATAGAAACCAAATATATTCGCAAACTGAAATAGTTGTACTGGAGTTAGCTTATAATAAGTCAGCCCTTTTGTACCCTGAAATTTTAGCTTCTCATAAAAAATAGTAAACTTCTTTACTTCAACTGATCGGAATTCATACTTGTCAAGGAAAGAGAAAAAACGCAGTACAGAGAGTTGTTCATATAGATTATGACCTTCAGGATTGTTGATTACTTCAAGAACATAGATATCCAATCGCTTATCCGTCTTTCGTAAATTGTAGGACAAAACATCTATTTCTTTAAGGTCCTGAGATACCTTTTTCTTTAGTGCCTTAAGTTCTTCTTTATCTATAGTCATTCTTTAATTGATTCGATCTCCTTATACATATCATCCAGCTCATCACCATTGACTCCAGTAACAGAGTCAAGTGTAAGCCTCAACTCTCGAAGCTGCTTTCTCACTTGTTCGATATATTCGATTTGCATTTTGTAGAGTGGATTGGCAACAGTGCGTTCGTTACCTTCTCTTGATTTTTCAACCAAAGTAGGCTGGCTCATCAATAACCTCTCAGATGAGATTTCATAAAGTGATTGTATAGATATAGCCGTAGTTTCAATCAAGGTGTCCAAACCTTCACTGTAACTATGCTGTTCTTCTAAAGCTTTTTTTAATCGCTTTTTGATTGTATTTAAACTTGTTATTTTCTTTGCCAT